TTGTAAAGTTTCATGGCCCCAACCGTAATAGTTACCCGTGCTGTTTCCAGTATTTGCTGCGTTACGAGTTGTTAAAACAATATTCATATTATAAGCCCCGCTGTTTCTTATTTGGCTACATAAAACCATATGACTCCTGTAATTAGTCGGGTCAACATAGCCACCATTATCGACTGTTAAAAATTGAATCGAAGTGGCAAAAGTTGAACTAGTGTAATCATAACTACCCAAATACACATATCCGTCTTTTTGACTATATTTATCTTCTCTAACTAAATTTGAAACATCATTAACTGATAAAATGCCAAAATTAGCACCTTTATTTTGAGAAACATCCCCACCAATAACTTGACCACTCATTAAAACCTCTAAGTTATCTCAACACAACTAAGAAAAGCCTCAAGGTCACCGCTTGCAGCCCCACCAGTTAAGTCAATCTTGTCGCCATTTTCTAAATTTATTTTAGATGGTGCTGCCAATTCAAGCGAAGTGCCAGCTGCAACGGTCATCTGATAAGCAATTCTTGAATTACCACTTGATCCATCAATTACATCAGCTGTAATAGTGTCAGAGGCACTGCCGTCGACGTTTGTAATTCTTAAAGAATAAACAACAGATGCACCACCCGAACTATTAGTGTAAATAGTTTGAGCAGAGTTAGTCACATCTAAATACGCATTTTTAAATGCTTCAGCCATTTTTTACCTTTCCTTTTTTAACCTAACGCTAAAATTAATCCAATACTTGCACCACCTGACGCAGCTGCTGGAAATAAACTTAATTTACCATTAGCACCCATGCCGCTGTGGTTTGAACAATAATAATAAAGAGTTTCAATAGTGGAACCATTAGCCGTGCCAGTTCCCATAGTCTCTGGAGTAATCTCAAGCTCAGTGTAAGCACCAGCAGACCCAGGGGTTCCATTTGTAGTAACATTTGTTGTAAACTCAGCACCGCCACCAGTATGAGTCCCATCTTTAGTAGTGCTAAATTTAAAATTATGACCAGACAAAGAACTATCGGAAGTGTCAAATCTTATGCTCATGCCAAAATAAACATCAAGTGCTGGTGTTTTAGTTCCTGCACCAGTGTCAGAACCACTTAATAAATAAAAAACATTTTGAGATCCCGAACCATCATCAGCAACCTTGACGGTTACATTCGTAGTAAGTGCAGTAACAGATGCTAAGTCGGCGACAGTTTGAGCCGTGACCTTTTTAATATTATTTGAATCGGATACATCAGCTATTAAAATTTCATCAGCAGATGCAACAGTTCCAGAACTAGCAGAATTTATGTCAACATTTAAAGTGACTGCACCCGATGCACCGCCACCCGACAAAGCTGTTCCAGCAGAAACCGCCGTAATATCACCGTCGCCAACAAAATTATTCCAGGCGGACGAATAATAAAATTGCAGCACATTTGAATCTAAAAGAAAACAAGCCTGGCCGTTTTCAGGGGATGAGATAGCAGAATCACGAGCTGACGCATTCGCAAACACGGCCACCGCCTGCTCCATTAAATAATTATTTACATCAGCAGCCGTAAGAACTTCACTAACGGCAAAAGTTTTAAATCCACTAGGCATGAGCCAAGAATACTAGAAAAACCAGGGATCCCTGTAGTTATGGCCTAGAAACAAAAAAACCACCTTACGGTGGTCTTTTGTAAAACTCAGACTCCTATACGGCCCTTCGTTTTAAAACTTCTCACGGTCAGCTTCGGCTCTTAGTTTTTCTAGTTTTTCCGTTGGATTTTCGCCAAACTTCTAAGAATTTAATTAACCCCATCTCGCTTGTTGAAGTTACTAAGTATAGAACCATAATTATTGATCGATTGCAAGGATTTAAATTAAATTTTTTTAAGGACAAACCCGCACCTTTGAAGGCTGCAATGCAAACAGATGGTGCGGGTCCTTTAAGTTAGCAACTAAAAGGAAGTCCTATCGGTTGCCCGATAAAAAAATTATACTATGCCAACCGTTATAAAAACTTTAAACGACGGGGAAGTTCCCGACAAAGTGTAATTTATACGGAAGTAGTCATCGGTTATCGCACCAGCAACTTTTGAATATTGAGCTCCAACAGCAGTAAAGTCAGTTAAAGTTATTCGGTCAGTTGCAGAAGTAAAAGATGCATTGTCATCACTTTGAACTTTTAAGGCCAAAGTAGGAGTTGAAGTCCCTGAAACTGAAACCACATGAGCAGCAACATATAAAGACTTGCCCGCAGCAACAGCACCAAGTTGACGACCTGTGGAATTACCAGTAGCTGTTAAATTAGCAGAGTCATCAACCATTATGGTGCCTCGGACCGCTCGATCAGAACTATTTGAATTATTAATACTAAAAGGCATGGCATCGCCAACAGCTCCACCAATTTGATAAGAAAACTGCCTGGACTTTAAAATATAAGCAATATCCCCAGCAGAGGAAGTAGCAGCTACAGTAGAAATTATTTCAGCACCAGCAGATACACCAAGCAGAGCGTCAGGCTTTCCATCGCCAGCCTCAAAAAAACCATTGGCGGTAAGGCTTGCATCTTGCAGGCCGCCAATTCTTGACCTGAAACCGCCTGAATTTATTGGGGTTACATCGACATCATCGGCGGTCAAATCCAGGGTCATTGATTGGGTATGGCTTGAAAAATCAAAACCATCCATGAACAATCGGCCGTCAGTTAAAACAAATGTCGCCATTACCTACGACGACCTCCGCCTTTTTTCATGCCGCCCTTTTTCTTTTTACCGCCACCGCCGTAGTGTCTAGGCATTACTTAGCTCCTTTTTTCTTTTTAGAATCGCTTTTAATTTTTTCAAGATGCCCACCAGCCACAAGAGAGTCAGCCAAAAGTTCGTCTTTTATCTCGACAACCTCGCCAGGCTCCGCACCGTTGATTTTTTTATTTCCAATTATTTTAAATTTCATTAACTTGACCCCTTGGTATAAACAGTAAGTCCGAGCCTTGCACCGATGCACTCAACACCATTGACCGCATAAGTGGCTCCATAATCACTCATTGTAGTGACCACGGCCGAAGTGTCAGATTGGCCTAGGTCAGAATTTTGAAAAATAACTTGGCGGATGGAACTTGCACCCGAACCATTTATAAAAGCATCCAATTGATTTTGGCCCGAACGAGAATCGGTCCTGGATACAACAACAAGAATGTCAAACTCATAACGATCAGTGCCTCTCGCCATTGCCTCAGTAAAATTAATAGAAGTTGGAAGTAAGACAGCAGCAGGAACATTGATCATGTCATCGATAGTGTCATACACCCGAATACTAGAAATATTATTCCCAATTGTTGTTTTAACGGCAGTGCGGACCGTTGAGAAACTAGCCATCAGGCTAACCCAAATGAGTCCCCACGACGATAAGGGTCAAGCATTCTAGTAATTTGACGATTTTGACGAACAGCAAGAACACCAAACTCACCAACACCAGCGATGCCCAGGGGAGTGTTACGCATTGCAAAGTTTTCACTACTAAGCATCAAACAGGCCTGACGGACTGGTTCAGGCACAGCAGCAAAACCCCAGTTGGCGGTTACTTCAATCCTTGGTCGATTATTAGTGTGAGTTGTAGGAAACTCATGAGGACCATCGGTCAAAAGCTCGATTGAAGTAAAACCCAAGCCATCGATCCCAAAAGCCTCACCATTTAAAGGCAATAAAATAAAATCAGTGGACGCAACAGTAGTCTCATAAGTGCCATCATCAGAGTCATCATATTTTAAAACAAGACCAGTTGAAGTAGAAATATCATCGACAACGACCATATAAGGATTGCGAGTTCTATATACTTTCGCAGAAGTTGCACCATCGGCGTAAAATTTACGACCACAATAAGCATCAATTTGACGACTTGCTGAATTTACAGCGTCCTCAAGTTCATCATCATCATTGGAGTCAACGATATTGACGAATGCCTTAATCTCTGCCAAGGTGCAGTAGCCATTGGTTATCGCCATTTTTTATTTTTTAGGTTTTGATTTAGCGGCTGGTTTTTTCTTTGCAGCTGTTTCAGCTTTTGGTAAAGCCATAGCTGACTCAGGAACACCAGCATCCTTTAAAACTTTTTTTACTTCATTAGCTCGTTTTGTTTTTTTATAAGTTACATAACCTTTTAACTCCGCAAGCAAGGCAGCAATTTCATCTTTTGAAAGTTTTAATTTTTTAGCCATTGTTAACTCCTTTTTAATTTAGCGGGATCCCTAAAGACCCCGCTAAAAAACTACCTAGAAACTAGGTGTAACTAATCCAGTTCCCTGGATTTTTGAAATACCAGCTGGATAACGGCCTGATGCATAAGCAACATAACCGTAACATACCAACTTGACTGTCAATGACCCTGAACCGACATCGTCGAATCTGAGTCTAAACGGACTACCAGCTTCTTCAAAGAGAATATGGTCGTCAGCTTTAACAACATAAATCTGGTCTTGGTTAGTTCCACCACCGTCAGAAGTTGTGATATTTGCGTCAGCAATTACTGGTAAACCAGCAACCTGACCAACGACTTGGCCGTAAGCAGCAGCCTCACCAATACCATAAGCATTATCTGGATTATTTCCAGCAGGCAATACTAATGGTCTTGAGTTTCCATCAACACCAGCAGACAAGAAACCCCATCTACGTGGATGCATGATGATAGCTGTAGCAGCAGCAAATCTATTGCTATTTATTTTTTGAATAGCATCAATTAATTTTGGATAAAGCTCTCCAACAGTTGGGGATGCATCGGTATAAGTTACGGTGTTTATTCCTGTAACGTTTCTAATGCCTTCAGGTGCTCCACCTGTGCCATCTCCATTAATTAATTTTTCATCAAGCTCAGTGTAATAAGCAGCAATCAAGTCGCTGAAAATAATGCCTTCAAGGTCGGTGCCTCTTTCAATTGCTTGACGAGATACATCCTGCTGACCACCGATGGTGTTGACATTCACAGTGTAGAGAGTGTCATCCATGTTGGTCTCTTGAAGTGCAGAGTTTTCAGTTGCTTGAAATGCGTTAGCTGAACCTGTTGTAATTCTTGAAAGCTCAACCTTCATACCTTTATCTGGTAAAGGTGCCTTAGGTAAAGCATTATAAAATGGACTTCCAGCTCTTGCTTTTTCAGCGACAAGATCAGTCAAATATTGAGGAACGACTAAACCAGCAAATGCACCAGTTCCAACGTCTCTCTTTTCGCCGTTTCCAGCTTGATGACGGTTAATCCTGTCTTGAGCTTGAAAATCACCATTTCTAGCATTAAAAGCATCTGACAAGAAAGAGTGCTCCGCACCTCGGTAATAAACACCAGGCTCTTCAATGGACTCAACGACAGGGTCAAGTGACTCCTCATCAACTCCTAATTTTTGGCGGCTTTCCTCTATTTCTTTTTCAGCTTTTCTAATTTCCTCGGCTTCAGCAATTCTGTCGCCAAGTTCATTGATTTCGCTTTTAAGGCTTTCATATTGAGAGTTCTCATCCTCAGTGAAGTCTCGCTCTTCCTTTTCGGCAAGCTCGGTCATACCTTTGACTTCAGCGATTAGGCCCTCTCTTTTTTCTAACATTTCCTTAATTTTCAATTTAACTCCTGATTAAATTAGTTATTCGTATACAAGTGTGAGTGTTCGCAAAAGTGTTAAAACGGCTTTAGGAACGGCTCTGCATATCCCAAATTTCTAAGTCTCGAACCGCAGCCCTTACATTTGACTTAGATACTTGAGCCTTCGGCAAAAGCTCAGATAACTGACCAATCACCTCGGTTATTTTGGCCACTTGGTCCTCAGTTGGCTCCTGGTCAGACCTAACCTCAGCTAGGACTTCCTGGAGTTCGCCCAAGTCAACCCCACGAATACTCGCAAGGGTTGCTGGATTTGCAGGCCATGTGACAACAGATACATCCAATAAACGAAGTTCCTTGAGCGTTCTAGTTTCGCCGCTATCGCTGAACTCGTCTTTTATTGCATGAAAACCAAAACTCATCTCAGATAGATCGCCTCTTTTTAGAGCAGACGCAATCTCAGCAACCTTGGGATTGGACTCATCTAGCTTGGCTTTTACAAACAAGCCATGCTCATCCTCTCGAAGTTCCAAGGTTTTTGATTTGGTGCGAGCGAGTGGAATACCGTCATGATTGATTAAAAACTTTACATCATCCTGTTCATCGAGAGTTTTACTAAAAGCTCCAGGGTTAACAATTTCATTATAAACACCACGAGAGTCAGCAACACGATAAGGCGAATCGAAAACTGATGCATAACCAGTAAAAATTAAATCGTCGCTATCGATATCAGCTTCGGCCCGAAGTTCAAAAAAACGGGTTTCTTTATTTTCGCTCATGCGTTTAATAATACCAACGGCTTGATTGCTAGGCTGTGGCCTAGACATAGAACGGTCATCCTCATGCCTTGCAACTTGACGCTCGGCCCACTTCATAGCATCCATACGAGTAGCAGCAGCCAACGATCCACCCCACAAAAGCCAGGCTACCAAACCAGGACTCATGCGGTCGCTTTTACCACTTAAAAAATCTTTAGCAGCATCACCTTGAAAATCAGAAATATGACGCTTGAACCAGGCCTGCATGCGGAGTGCTTTATCATGAGAGATAACACCATCACGCATTTGACGAGCCTCACGTTTAGTTTTTTCAGTTAGTCCTTGGCCCGCAAATTGTAAATTTTCAAGGCCACGACTAGCATTATTACGAATAAAACGTGGAACGGATATCTCATGCCTGAAATCTTTATTTTTCTTTTCTTTTGGTGCATATTTTGGGTGCTGCTTAGGAAGTAAATCGTTATCGCCTAAATACTTTGGATTTTTTGGTTTGTCATTCATTAACAAATAACCAAAAGCCTTAAGACGAGCAAGACCCCAAGCATTCCTAGATACACCAGGACGATGAGAAGTGGAGTAAGCACCAAACCCACGACGGACAACAGCCTTGGCCGTAGGCATTCTAAGTCGCCTCCAGGTGCTCATTCCTTTTTCTTTTACCGAGTCATTATGAGCATCAACAATAGTTTTAATTGATTTTTCAGTAGCCTCAGAAAACTTTATGTCCCCAGCTTTACCCGACGCAGAACCAGGTTTATTTTTCTTAGATCCCTCAATTTGGTCCTCCTTTGGTGCAGGAGTGGACGGGTCGCTGTTTCTTTCATTTTCAGCAGCATAAAGTGCTTTAATTTGGTCCTCAGCAGACTCATGAGATTTATGACAACCCATCAATTGACCGTCATCATCTTTGACAACAGCATGGCCGCCGACTTGATCAGGCCCAGGTTCGCCTGACTCGATAGGACAATCAGGATGGTCGTGAATTATTGAATAAGGCACTAAGCCTCGCTTTTATCTTGCTCGCCTTCTGTTAAGTCAGGCTCAACAGCATCCTGGCCAAGCGGTGGAATATCAGGACCAACAGGTGCACCTTGCAGACCAAGGTAAAAATTATCGCCGCCTTCATAAGGCTCATAGTCAAGTTGCTGCCTTATTTCATTAGGGGTAAATATACCTGAAGTAATTGCAACTTGAGCAGCACGAATAGTGTTAGCACGGTCGCCTCTTTGATATTCAGCAACGTCAAACTTAGCATAAGACGGACCAGGCAAAAGACCACTGAAACCCTCCTCAATTCTTGACAACCAAGGCAACAAAGTGTGACGAACAAATTGAATACCCGAACTCTCAACATTTGAGTAAAGACCAGTTGAACCCTCAGCATGAATTAAATAACTTGGAATCCTATAAACCCTGGCGATTTCCTTGACAATTTGATCCCTGGCTTTGACAAGCTCATCCCCAGCAGAATCAGAAATGGCCTTCCATTTAAGGCCACCCGTGAGAACCGCTGGCTTTCTTTGACGATTATGAGAATTAGTCCAGGTAGCTTGCAAAACCTCGGCCTGTTCTTTTGTCATTGCTTGCTCAGTTTCAAGAATGGATGATGGAGTAGCACCTTGACCGTAGAACTGACCAATGTGACGCTCCATGGCCAAAGCAACACCAATGGTGTTCTTTTGAGTTTTTAACGGCGATACACCAAGATAAGAACCAGGATAAGTGAACCAAGTAAAGTGCAAAATGTTATTTTTAGAATACATGCGGTCATTAAATTTATAAATTTTTTGGTTTCCATCCATTTGAATTTTGACTTTATCAGGATGTAAACAAGACAAAGCGATTGGACGCTCGGCGGTGTCACGATCAACTAAAACGTAAGCGTTACCATGCAAAGCCATTGACGCAACAAGTTGATGAATAAACTCAAACCTTGACTGGTTTAAATTTGGAACTCTTAAAAACCTTGGCGTTTTTAAAGTTAGGTTTCTATCATCAAACTCACGATAAACCTTTATAGGAAGTGCAGCGATTGAATCAGCAAGAATAGACACGCAGGCCAAAACAGTTGATACACCAAGAGCCGTGACCTCATTGACGCTTTCAGCCGTCCAACCAGGTATGCCGTCCCTTTGAGCTAACAAGTCTGCGAGATTGCCTAAAGCAGCGTCTCGTTTTTCAGTTTTTCTAGCAAAAATACTCATCGGTTATAAAAATAGCTCCCCATCAAAAGACCAGCACCAAATACAATGTAAGCCAAAGCCTCACTATAAGCATAAACACCAGCCACAATAAACAGCAAGCCAGCAACTTCTATAGCAATAAACATGGCCCTCACCATTCTACAATACCAATATTTGACTCTTCAGGTGGCCTAGTTGGAAAAGTTAAACGGTCCAGGCACATGACCATAGCGATAGCACCGTCAATTTTTCTTTTACTTTTACCTTTTGACAAGCGGAAACCTCGATCAGTTGGACGAGAAACAGCAGAGAGAACCTGGTCATTAAACGTGCTTTGATTTTTATGCCTTAATTTTTTTTGAGTAATGAGCTCGTAGCTTTGACCGCAGGCAGGAACCATCCTGCCGTGAGTTTGCGGAAACTCAACCATCGGCACGTTTTGGTCATACAAAGCCTGAGCGGATCGCTCAAAGAACGCAGGGTCATAAGCACACTCAACAATATTGAACTCACGATTTAAATTAATTAAAAAAGTTTCAATTTCCGCATAATCAAACATAACTCCGTCATTTCGCCAAATTTTTGAATCAACATAAATCAATTCATCCTCATTCATTTGACCCCAAACAACAGCAACACTGTCATGCTTTAAAGCCATGTCAACACCAACATAAGTAGGAAGTGACGGGTCAAGTTGAATAGTTGAATCACCAAGCTCAGACCATAAACCGTCAGGCAACCAGGACTCATCCTGGGTCCGAGTCCACATGTTGAGATGATAACGTTGAAACTCAGGCAACGGCAAAGCAGCACGACGACGACGTAAATTATCAATTGGCCACCAGCCACCCTCAATCGCAGGGTTTACTTTTCGCCAGGTTTCCTCATCCTCAAAGTCATCTTTTTCATCAGGCTCAAGCCAGTGAAAATAAAAATCAGGGTCCTCAGACTCGCCCGACTGCTTGCGTTTACCACGCAAATAAAGACGGCCACAAAGAGTGTCCAGGTCATAACCAGCAGTAGTTATATTTAAAATTAATGAATCTTTACGTTTAGCCGTGTTATTAGACAAAACATAGTGAACCCTTTGCAAATTTGGAGTTGACCATTCATGCACCTCATCAGCAATAAAAGCAGAGTTACGACCACCGTCAGCAGTTCCAGCTTTAGCAGCAACACGATAAACACGGCCAGGTCCATTTTTTACACCTATTGAATTTTGATAAACCTCAGTTATTCCTTTTAAATAAGGGGATTGCTCGCACATGCTCCGCATGTTTCCAAAGACAATGTCAGCTTGCTCGAAACTTGCAGCAGCAACAGTAACCAGTGGGGAAGTGGTGCCATTGCCCAGGAGTTCATAAAGACCCAAGGCAGAAATTAGTGCAGATTTACCGTTGCCTTTTGGAACACCAAGTAAGGCCTCACGATGACGACGCTCGCCGTTTTCATTCAATTCATACAAATTATAAATTATTTTACGCTGCCATTGGTCAAGTCTGAACGGTTGACCATAAAAGTCACCCTCACCATGAACGCAGAAGTTCTCAATAAACTTGACCACACGGCCGCCCCTAGTTTCAGGTAAAGAAATCATAACTCCTCAAAACTAGAAATATTAAATTTTTCAGGCAAAATTTTTAATTTTTCATCAGCAATTTCAAAAGCCTTTTTTTTAGAGTCAGCATGAATAACAACATGACCACGCAAAGAAATAATATATTTTTTCATTCCTCCTCCAACAGTTCTAAAATCCTTGGATCACTTGCAGGGTCCTCGCTTGCATTAAGCAATTCATTTATTGATGCTAGAGAAGTAGCAGCCTCACCAACAGCAATCCCTAACCTTTGACGAGCCATAGGAGTCAAACCCAGCTCATTCTCTAGCCTCAATATCTGCGTTTCAAGTTTTAGAGCATGCTCCGCCAACGGATTAGTTCTAATTTGACCAGTTGAACCACGCACAACAAGTGACTTTTTAACAACCTTTTGAACCCTGGAATATTGATCATACATACCAAACAACCGCTCAACAGCAGGCAGGTCAACCTTTTGAGCAACACCAGCAACATCAGAGTCCCAATACTCATACCAACGGTCCCTGGTTTGCTTTAACCAGCCACGGGTTGGCTTTGGTGGGTCAGTTTTAAGCTCAGAACTGCCCGAAATTATTTGTAACTCACGAGATCGGTGGCCTTGAGCGTCCTCAGGCGGCTTTGCTAGCGGCCCTCGCTTACCCATTTAAACCACCCTTTAAGTGTTGAACCTCAACATCAGGGTAGGCATTTTTAAAACGATTGATAATGACATCGACATACGCAGGGTCCAATTCAATGGTGTAACACTTACGACCAAGAGCATGAGCAGCAACCAGGGTAGAACCTGACCCAGCAAAAGGGTCCAGGACAACCTGGCCAGGCTTGCTTGAATACATTATGGCACGAGCTAAAAGCTCCAGGGGTTTCATAGTTGGATGGTCCTTATTATTTCTAGGTTTTGGAACATTCCAAACATTAGACGGACCCCAAACCATATCGGCAACATTGAAATAACGAGTTCCCTCAACAAACTCAGACTCAGGCCTTGAAAACAAACCAAGACTCAACTCGTCGTTTTTAGCTTTATTTATATGCTCAAGGAACTCCTCGGCCTTTGCTTTTTCATTTAAATCAACAGTTAGAGAAAAACCTGAATCAAAAGTGTCAAGTTGAGCAGAACCAAGTGACTCAGCATCAAGGTCATCCCAAACATTAGAAATATCCCTTTTACCAATAAAATAATGCGACTTACCCTCAGGCCAGCCATACATTATTGGCTCAAACCTCCAGTGGAAGTCAGAACGGCCCAGGACAAAAGAATCCTTGACCCAAATAATATTGCTTGAATAATGCATCTTTGCATTTGACCAGGCCTCAAAAACAGAACGAGTAGCAGCAGTAGCATAAAACATATACACCGCACCATCAGTAAAGGCATGCACCAAAGACAAAGCATCATAAAGAAACTGCGTGAAATTAGCCTCAGCCATTTTATCATTTTTGATTGATCGCCCATGAACGTCTTTATAATCGACGTTATAAGGCGGGTCAGTTAAACAAAGACCAGCCTGGCCTTTCATAAATTTATAA